CAGAAGTTGGGGGCTTTAAGGATGCTGACCAATTTTTTAACTCGCCAGAGGTCGTGGGCCAGAAAGTCGCACAACAACAACAGATGCAGCAAGCGCAACAGGGCAAGCCTGACCCAGCCGTTGCGGCAATGCAGCAAAAAGCGCAAATGGATTTACAGCTTGCCAAACAAAAGGCTGAGGCTGAAATTGAGTTGAAGCGTGAAAAAATGCAGGCCGACATACAGCTTGAGCGTGAAAAAATGCAGATGGAAATTGAGCTTCGCCGTCAGGAGTTGGCGGCTGAAGCAGAACTTCGCGTGGCTAAGGCAATGACCGACGCCGAAATATCAACTAACCTTCCGAGGGCGCAGTAATGGCTAAGATCAAAAAAATGATGCCACCCCGCAATACAGTTATTCGCGGACAAGAACATTTATTAGCCTATATCTCGCCGGAAGAAGCTGACATTCTAAAGTCTTTGGGTGGATCTGGCGAACCCGGTCCTATGGGTATCCCTGCCTTTTTTATGGGTGAAGGTCAAGATAGCGTAACGGCTGACACTTATAGCGAAACGGATACTTCTAGCGGCGGCGGCTATTATGAAGAAGACACAAACGATCCTTCTTCGTATGGCGGAGTAAGCGACGCCCAAAGGCGAGACGCCATTAATAGAGCAGAAAGCGCTTTGCAACAAAGCATCCTTAGCACTGGTGCATTGCAGTCGGATATGACGCCCGAAGATTTTGCATTTGATACGGGGCCAAGTAATGCAGATAGAGTGGCTCAATCATATTTTGATTATGCCGACGTTTTTGGTCCTGAAATTTATTCATCAAATTATATTGGCGGCTCAATATCCGACGCGATTAAAAACCGCAGCTTTAGTGGGTTGCTTGGTGTTCCGAGCTACTCGACTTGGATGGATCATATCCCAACTCGGACGGCGTTTGCTAATATGGCAATCGACAAATTAGAAAACCGAATTGCTGGATACAAAAATGACGACAGTTTTCTCGGTAAAGCGCTCTCTGGACTAAACACTCGTGCTACAAACAACATTATCAAAGGGTTGAAGGACGGCGGACGCCCTGTTTTGGATAGCAAAGGCCGCGTTATGGGCGTGTTTGAAAAAGGCCCGTTTGGTTTCGGCGAGGTCTATACCGGGCGCCCAGTTGAGGGTGTTGAAGGAACCGGATTTATTGACCCAGATATGGGCGGCGAAGATGTTAAACCGGTAAACCCAGCAACTGGACAATGTGACGAGGGTTACATATTTGATGATGATTTGCAGGCTTGCCGTTTAGATAACGCCAGCGTGGCTAGTGTTGACGCTTCGGCAGATGGCGCGTATGCAAGAATGGGCTTGCTTGATGTTGCGCCGACAGGTCTGTCAGATTTTCAACAGCGTTACGGCGTGGGCTATGGCTCTCCACAAGATTTTGCGGATGCTAATACTGCATTTAGAAAGCGGGGCGCGACATATCCAGAGTTCTTTAATAAGCCACCAAAGTTAACGGGGTACACATTACTATCTTAGGAAAAGGGAATGGATGAAAGAAAAGTAAGGGACAAGCAGGCCAGAGCCGAGAGGGCTGAAGCGCTGCTTCGCAATGAGTTGTTAAACGAGGCGTTTGATTATCTGGATGAACAGTTTACTGCGGCTTGGAAAAACAGCGACGTTAAAGACACAGACAACAGAGAGAGGGTATATTTTTTGTCTCAATCTCTTGCCGCTTTGAAGGGGTATTTTCAAAGCGTTATAGAAAGTGGTAAGTTAGCCGAAGCGCAGCTTGACGATTTCAGGCGGCGGGCAACTGTAACAAAATTAAGGTGATTTAATTATGTCCGATAATCCAGCAGGAACCGGCGATATTTCAATGAATGACGCAATTAGCCTTCTGAGCAATCCCCCAACGGATAATGCAACAGAAGAGCGGACCGAGACGCAAGAGGCGTCTCAACAGCCAGAGGCAGAGGCACCGCAGGTAGAAACCGATCACGTCGATGAGACGCCGGAAGATGACCATGTTGATGATGATGCCAGTGAAGGCGAAGAAGACTATGACGATGATGAGTACGACGCAGACGAGGAAGAGCCTCAAGCAACCTACACAGTCAAAGTTGACGGTGAAGAAGTAGAGGTAGACTTAGACGAGCTGCGAAACGGGTATCAGAGACAGCAGTCTTTTACTAGGAAGTCTATGGAACTTGCCGAGCAACGGAAAGCCTTTGAGGCTGAAGCGGCTCAAACAAAGCAAACCAGAGACTACTACGCGCAGCAACTTGATCAGTTGAGCGCCCAAATCCAGCAGACAACCGAGCAGGAACCTGACTGGAGAGCATTAGCCGAAACAATGAGTGAGCGTGACCTTTTTCTAGCCAAGGCGGAGTACGACCAGTACAAAGAACAGCAGAAAAAAGTCGATGCCGAAAGGCAGCGTGTAGCTCAGGAGCAGGCAGTTGACCGTGAAAAGGAGTTGACGAAACACTTGCACACGCAACGTGCCGATATGCTTAATCGCATACCTTCGTGGCAGAATGACGAAACCCGTGAAAGCGAGCGTCAGGAAATCATAAAGTATGCACAACGCCGAATTGGCTTCTCACAAGAGGAGATTGAAAATGCGTCTGACGCACGGGCAATCGAGCTTTTGTACAAGGCTTGGAAGTGGGATAACCTTCAATTGAAGAAACCCGCTGCTAAGAAGAAGGCAAGACAGGCACCAAAAATGGCTAAGGCAGGACGCCCTAAGACCAAGCGTGAAGTTGCTTCCCGTTCTCGGCAGGAAGCGAAAAAGCGTTTTGAAAACGCTGGAACCGTGGATGCCGCTGTTGAATTTCTAATGGGCAGATAAGCCCGAAGGAGCAAAAAAATGGCCGTCTTTACGACCCAAAACGCCGTTGGTGAGCGCGAACAGCTCGCCGACATAATCTACCGGATTGATCCGGCAGAAACACCAATTTTTTCTAATGTGAAAAAAGAAACCTCAAACGGTATCTTTGTGGAATGGCAGGTCCAGGAATTGACTTCGGCCTCAGCCACAAACTACCATAATGAGGGAGCAACAACTTCAACCGCTGCGGCAACGCCAACCGCAAGAATTGGTAATTATCACCAGATCTCAAAGAAGGTGTTTGCAACATCTGGCACTTTGGAATCCGTTGATACCGCCGGGCGCGAGCGGGAACACAATTACCAAAAGGTTTTGAAAGCCCTGGAATTACGCCGGGACATTGAAAAATCAATTGGTGATACAGACGTTGCCCGTGACGGTTCTGATCCTCGCAAATCAGCTTCGCTGTCTTGCTGGATAACCAACGGTAGTGTTGGTGCCGGTTCAGGTGCCTTTGCTAACGGCTTAGGAACCAACACCATTACAGCAGGAACCGCTCGTCCGTTGACACTTGCCCTCATCGAAGATGGGATGCAGGATGCCTGGACTGACGGAGGTAACCCTCGTTTAATGGTGGCAAGCGCTACAAACCGTGCCAATTTTTCTGACCTGTCAGCGTCAGGCAACTTGGTGTCAAACGACGTAAACATGACTGCCGCTAAGGAAGTCACTTACGTTGGCTCGACTTCTGTATTCCTTACAGACTTTGGCACCGTAGAGGCTGTCCCATCTCGCTTGATGGGTAACGACCGCGTGTTCTTGATTGACCCAGATTTTGTGTCAGTCTGCACATTGAGCGGACGTAACTTTCTTGAGCAGGAACTTTCTCAGGACGGTGACGCCAAGACAAGCCATCTGGTTTCAGAATGGTCGCTCAAGCCGACTGCGCCAAAAGCGCATTCAGCTATTTTTGATCTTAACGGATCATAATAAGTCTGAGGGGGCGGGCGACTGCCCCCTCTCTTTTAAGAGGGATCACATGAAGCGAGTTTTATACACAGACCCCCACACCAAAAAAGAAGTGGTAATGGATCAGCGGTCTGACGGGACTGACGTCATTGAGACGACGCAACATTTTGACACGCTGGTAAAATTAAACCGGCAAATGAATAACGACTATTCAAAAGGCTCTATGACAGGCAATACTCAGCGTCATGTACAGCATGTGGCGGAGATACCAAATGTGGTGTATAATCACCTGATTGAGACGCTTGGCACACCGCAGGAGAACCCAAAAGGTTGGAAGGCGTGGCTAAACAATAGTGAGAACCGAGACTTTAGAACAGGCGGCGGGCAAGTATAATGGCGATAACCACCTACACAGATCTCCAAGCCGGAATAGCTAATTTTTTAGCTAGAAGCGATTTATCTGCTCAAATCCCCGATTTTATAACTTTGGCTGAGGCTCGCCTTAGTAGAGAGCTTGAGACAAGATCGCAGGAAAAAAGATCTGTAGCTAATTTGGTTGTCGGGGATGAATACATCTATTTACCGTCTGACTTTAGAGAGGTGCGCGAAGTAAAACTAAACACGTCTCCTTTGACTGTTCTAAAATATCATAGCCCCGCTTCTTTGGACGAACAATATCCGTCAAATGGAAATGGCAAACCAAGGGGGTTTAGCATCGTCGGACTTGAAATGAAAATGCGACCGGTGCCAGACAGTACATACGAAATGGAAATTATTTACATTGGCGGTGTGACCCCTTTATCAGCATCAAACCCAAGTAATAACATTTTGCTTCGTTCCCCAGACGCTTATCTTTACGGCGCATTAGCCGAAGCATACGCATACCTTTTGGACGAGACTAGGGCTGCTCAATATATGGCTAGATTTGAAAAAGCTATGGAAGAAATAAAGATAGACGAGCAACGCGCCCATTACGGGACTGGCAGTATTCAAATGAATAGTATCTATCAACGACAATCCCAATCGGCGGAGAGATAAAATGAGCGCTATGAGCGATTACCTAGAAAATGAGATCCTTGATCATATTCTTGGGACTGGGGCATACACAATGCCTTCAACAGTTTACATTGGGCTATCAACTGGATCATTTAATGACAACAACAGCGGAACCGAATTATCAGGTAATGGTTATGCGCGACAGACAATAGCTTTTGATGCTGCTGTTTCTGGGACTGCCGACAACACGGCGGCTGTTCAGTTTGCAGCCGCTACCTCGTCTTGGGGGACCGTTACGCATTTCGGTTTGTTCGATGCAAGCACCAGCGGAAACCTTTTGATCCACGGAGCGTTTTCAACTGGCAAGCTCATAGACACGGGTGATATTCTGAAAATTAATGCCGGTGACTTAGACATTACAGCGGCATAGGTTTAGACTGTGGCCTCTCTTGAGCAACTAGACACATGGGGCGGGCTAGACGCGCTTGATGTTTATGGCCTAACCCTAGAGCAGCTAGATCAGGTAACGCTTCACGCGACCGACGGCGCTGCGTCCATATCAATAACTGGAACGCTGTCCGCTATAAGAGAGCTGGCTATGCAAGCGTCTGTTGCGGGCGCGGCTGGTGTTACGGCTTCTATGAAGCCAAT